TGAATTTTGATTTCGATTCGAATCTTGATTTGCAAATTTTGTTTTGGCAATTGCTTGGTATTTTGATTTCTGTTTTGTTCATGTTCATTTGCGAAAAATATTTTTGAAATTAAAACTCCAAGGCCGAGAGTTTTATTTCGCACGTTTTGTGTTTTCTTTTAAGGCGTAACGAAGAAATTTCTTTTCTTTTAGGCCGGCGTTACCCGTCCTTTTCTTTTAAGATGTCATCCCAGTGGTTGGAAACCCCTGTTTCTGTTGACGAGTGCTTTGTTGCTTTTATTGATTATATCAAGTTGGTTAAAAGCCCTTATGTTATCTTTAAGGACGATTTACTTGCCCATATGTATCTTCCTAATGGCAATCGGTACGTTGCGTATAATGGTTACGTCTTCCGGAGTTCTTTGGTTAAGCGCATGTTCGCTGAAGCATTGAGCGAGGCTGCCGTACACATACATGCATTGATAATTGATTTGCCAAAAGACGCTCGATATAAGTATGAGGCTTTTAAATTTTCGTCTCTCAATGGATGCATGGAGGAATTGTACACCTTGAATGATGAATTCTGGCAGTATATGGAACAACATCAAATACAGGGGTGTGCTGTTGATGATGATAAGCGTTGGTGTTGTGGGTACGAGTGTTTGTGTCTTTTGCAACGTATTGCAAATCAGGTTGTTCCGTGTTTGGGTGACGAATTGGTCTGTTTAGCCCCTACCCTAGCTAGCGTCCCGGTTCCTGTGTCAACTATGAAAAATCTTATTGCTGAGTGTGTTGTTCGTCGTGGTTTATCTGCTAAAATTCAAAAACAAATAGTTTCTGCTTTTAATCTTGGTATTTATGATTTGGTTAAGACTTGTAGCTTGTGTGATTTGCCTCGGAATTTTTCTTATGCTGATTGTGCTTTTGTTTATTCTTCGCAACCGGTTGAGGAAACTGTTATCCAAGCTGATAATCAGACACTCTTGGGTTCTCTTTTTGTTTCCGAGTCTATGAATTCGTCTGCTATAAGGATGACTCAGACTGCTACTAGAGCTGCAGATATGGTCCATAATACTATCGTGGTCAACACTCCTGTTTTTCAGGAGACTGCCGAAAGAGTGAGAACAGCAGCTTCAGGAGTACATGGTATCACTGAACAATTACGTCCTGTTTTAGAGCGCGCTGAGTGTCTTGTGGGTGCTTCTGAGCAAACTGTTGAGCGCGTTAATGATATTTTATCTGATATTGGACAGAAGGGACTTTTGAGTGTTTTGTTTCCATCTATTGGTGCCGGCATTACTAGTGCTTTTTATCAGAATGTGGAAGATTATATTGCTAGGTGTATATCTTTTAGTGTAGATGCTATTATGGGTAGTTACCCCTTTACGCCTGAAGGGGTATCACGATTTTTGCTTAGGTGGTTTGCTGATGCCAATATGGCATCTTTGTGTGTCGATCTTTATATGAAATATTATGGGAAACATATCGACAGTTTTATTGCGGAGTGCGCGCCAGATGTTAGAGAAGCGCCGCTTGGTCAGCCGGAGGAAACAAGAATTCAATCTCTTGGATCTTCTAGCGGATTTGCGTTACTAAGTGCTTTAGTAGGCTCCGTCGTGTTGGGAACTGTCCCAGACTTTAACGCCAATAAGACTGTTATTGAAGGTCTGCGTGCTTTTAATTTAGCTGTTCCTGCTTGTAAGAATCTTGGAGATTTGTTTACGTGGTTCCTTACGTTTTTGCCTGAAACAATACAAGCTTGGGTACTTCATATTTCTGAGGAAGACCGATGGATTTATGAAGTTCGCGATGGTGGTAAGTTTAAGATCTGGCATGATGACGTTGTTTCAACTTGTATTGATGAAAATTTTACTTCCCTTCACTATGATAACGTCCTCCAATGCAAGATTCTCCAGTTGGATGAGGATGGGAAGAAATTGTTGATTAGTAGTTCGTTGCTTTCGACTAGCCCTGCCACCGTTCGTATGCATAGTCTTATTGGTGTCCATTTAAAGACTTTGTCTAAGTTTGTTACTGCAGTAAAATCTAGTCGCCAGGAACATAGCGATAGATTAGCCCCTTTTTCCATTTATATTGGGGGTGTTCCTGGTATTGGTAAATCGCAGATGTCTACCGCCCTTATTAAGGCTTTGTGTCCTCCATCTTATCCTGAGCATTGTATTTACGATCGTGCGTCCCACGCTGGAAAATTTTGGGATGGTTATCATGGACAGCCTGTGGTTAAGTTCGATGATTTTTTTCAAAATGCTGATTCCGAGGATGTTGCTGAATATATTAATCTTAATACGTCAGCCCCTTATCGTCTTCCTATGGCTTCAGTTGATGATCCTACTATTGGGATAAAAGGACAAATTAGTAAGGCTGAGATTATTGTAGCATGTTCTAATGCTCTTTATCCTGAGGCTAAGAATCGGTCGATAGAGGCTCTGTGGCGTCGTCGACATATATTGATTGATGTTCAGTTGCGAGAAGAGATGAGAGTTGAGGGGCGACCCGATGTTACCAAGTTTGGGCAACTATTTGAGCATCTTTATTTTCTTATTCGCAATCCTTTGTATCCTACTTTGCCACCGGTGAAACGCATAGACACATTTCCAGATCTTATTGAATATGTCGTCTTAGCACAGGAAGAATATAAAATCAGAGAGACTCGTGCTCAGCTTGCTACGAGAATATCTATGAAATGCGCTCAGGAGATTCGTGCTAAGTTCACTAACATTGAACATACGTTGGTGCAAGGTGATACTGTTCCTTTGTTGGAGGATGATGGTGCTTCGTGCTTGGATGTTTACAACAAGATCGTTCTTGGCAAGAAAATCCAGACTAAGATGGCTGATGCTGCCATGAGGGCACAGCGTATGTGGGGTGAGGCAATTGAACCTATAGAGGAGGCACTCAAGCAGAAACGTGCTTCTTACCCTCGTTTGACGTTCGCTCTCAAGATCGCGGGCGTTGTAGGTGCTATCGCTCTTCCAATTGGTCTTTTATTTAAATATTTGCGTACTAAGAGTGAGGACCATTCCAATTTCGAGAAGCAAATACGCAAAGGGTTTTCTTCGATGAAAGATCGTGATCGTAAGCAATTCATTGAATTATTACATCGTAATGGTGCTAAGATAGATGATCTTTGCAATTTTGAACCAGAGGCAAATTTTATGGCATCAGGGGATGAGAAAACGCGAGCTACTGGGAGAGCCGAGCAGCGTAGATCCTATAAGAATTTGCGAGCAGAAGGATCTACTGATATTGTAGCGTCGCAGTTGGTTGCCTCAAAAATTTCATCTCAGTTGGCTTATGCTATCATAGATTATAAATATGATGATGGTGGTAGTGAAAGTTCACATCGTTGCGGTCTGAATGGTTTGTTTGTAGCTGGTTCCATAATAATGCTTCCTTATCATTTCTTTGTTGGTCCTGATGCTAAGTTGATTCCAAAAGGAACTATTATCAGTCTTATAAGAACTGATGGTACCAAGGTGCGCATTGCTTTCAATTCGGACGATCTTGTTCGGTTGGAAGGCTTTGATGGAAAGAAGAAAGATTGTGCATTATATTCGTGTGGTTATAACGTGGGGTCTGTTTCAAATATAGTTGATCGTTTTGTTAGTGAGGGTGATTTGGATAAATATTTATCTTTTGCTGGTGAGTTAGTTGTTGTTAATAATCAGGGTTCTGTGGAGCGTAATCATTGTATGTCTATTGAAGCTATAACACGACCAAAACGTTATAGTACTGTTGGGCCTGTTTCTAGTGAAGTTTTTATTCTTGTGAACGGTTTTGAATATCATATGGCTACTTCAGTAGGATATTGTGGTGCGCCTTTAGTTGTTCATAATCCTCGTGTTCAGAAAAAGATCGTCGGTATTCATGTATGTGGTTCTCGAGATCAAGATTATGGACAATCTGAACTTGTTACCTGTGAGCAAATCCAGAAGGGTATGAAGAAATTTCCTTGTGTGATCCAAGGGGAATATGATGACAATTTGACTTCACTTGAACCATTGGATCGTAGTGTGGTTTTTCCAAAAGATAGTAATCTTACTTATTTAGGTGTGCTCCCTCACGGTAGTTATCCTCGTGGTGCTAGCGTTAGTGATATAGTCCCGTCTTGTGTTTTTGATTGTATTAGTGTGCATACTACTGAACCTGCTCCTCTTACCTCTAAAGATCCAAGAATTGTTAATGGGAGCTCACCAATTCTTACTGGTACCGAAAAATATGGTCACGTTCTTGAACCTATGGATCCTGTTGTTTTGCAGGAGGCACTTGACTACGTGGAACAACAAATCAAGGGCTGGAAAAGAGGTTCCGTAAATCGTTATTTAACTGAAGAGGAGGCTATAAATGGTGTCTTTGATTCCACTGGAGCACATGTTCCATACTTTGATAGTTTGAATATGCAGTCATCCCCTGGGTTACCATATGTATTAACACGGAAGAAAGGGGTTGCTGGTAAACAGTATTTGTTTTCCGGTGAACCTGGTAAATATGTTATACGGGATGATGTCCTTCGTACGCGTCTCGATGCGTTGAGGCAGAGTATGGATCGAGGCGTTCGTCCTTTTTTAACGTGGACTGGTCAACTTAAGGATGAGCGCCGTAGTCTCGATAAGATTGCCCAAGGGAAGACGAGACTTTTCGTTTTTCCTCCGGTAGAACATACTATTGAGGTTCGTGCACTATTTTTAGCCTTTAATGCATGTTTCTATGCTAATAGAATTGAAAGTTTTTCAGCGGTTGGAATAGATCCCCAATCACTTGAATGGCATAGAATAGCTACCAAGTTGTTGTCTAATTCGGATTTAGGTATTGCTGGTGACTTTTCCAACTATGACGGTCAAATTCCAGCTGAAGTTATGGGTGGTATTGTTGATATTATAGATCGGTGGTATGACGATGGACGTACGCTTGCACGAAGAATCTGTGCGGAGGAGTGGATTCATACGAATATCACATGCTTGAATCTTCTCTACACAAAGCACATTGGTAACCCATCGGGGTGTCCTCTAACCGTTGTGATCAATACTATTGCTAATGCTGTTTATATGGCGTACTGTTGGTTGAAGTGCGCTCCTTTGGAAAAACGGGACTTGATTTTCTTCGATTCTTGTGTGCGTATGTTCGCCTATGGTGATGATAACATTATTTCGATCAAGGAGGAAGCTCTGCCTTTTTATAATATGGAAACGATATCCGTTGCTTTGGCCTCATTCGGGCAGAAGTACACTCCCCCTAATAAGGGTGAGTACCTAGGCTCGAATGCGGATAAAGTATTATCACATAATTTCTTGAAACATTCCTTTCATCAAGATGAAACTACGGGAATTTATGTGGCTCAATTGGATAAGAACACTATCCATGAAATGATAAACTGGGTGCACAAATCTCCTAGTTTGGTTCATGCTACACTTGAGAATATTGGTACGGCACTTCGATATATGTTTTTCTATGGTCGTGATGTTTATAATTTATTTCGTAGTAAACTTTTGGGTGTCTTCGTTGAAAAAGGTATTAAAAGTAGTTTGCCCACTTTCGATTATTATAGTCGAATATATGGGGAGAATCTTTCTTTGCCAGTTTTGATAATAGGTAACCAAGGCTTTACGCTTTTCGACGAAACCATGATACAAGCTGATCACTCTCGTGTGACACAGTCTGAAGGAGAATTTGACCAGGGAATAAATATAACGCAAGCTGGTGGAATCACGGATTTGAAACAGGGTGATAATGTTATTTCAACTATTCGAGGAGTTGATGTTACATCCAGTGCCCATGGCAGTTTGTTACCGGATCCAAATTGGACCTTTGATGGTTTGGTTGAGAGAAAAACTGTCTTATATAGTGGTGCCTGGGCTAAAGGTGACCCCCTTGGGAAAACATTATGGGGTGGTACAGCACCTTGGGATATGATCCTAACATCTAGTTGTAATCATTTGCCATTTGGGTTCTTCACATTTTGGCGAGGTAAAATAAGGGTTGAGATTCAGATCAACGGCACGAAGTTCAACTCGGGCCGCTTATTATTGTCCTTTGCTCCTATGGTTACTCTTCCGGTTTTCCAAAAGCAGTTTGTGGATGTTCGTAGGCAATCTGCTTTGCAACACGTTGTTTTGGATCCGGCCATTAATACTCCTGCTACGCTTGAAATTCCTTTTTTTAATCCCAAAAATGCTATCAATTTGGAGCAGGTTACGTTGTCCGATTTTCTCGGTACTATGGCCTTAACTGTTTTGGCACCCTTGGCGGGTGGCGCTTCTGATTCTGAGACTATTGGTTTTACTGTCCTTGTGTCTTATCATACTTCTGGGTCTAATGGACAATTTTCAGTGCCCATAGCTCAATCTCCATTGGGCGTACCCGGTACCACTTATAACCCGTGGGTGTCGGGATCGAAATTTGTTGTCAATGCTTATCTATCAACGAAAAAACGTGCTGGCCCGATTGAAGAGACGATTATTCAAGGTAACACTTTTTCGTATAATAATAATTTCAAAAATGTTACTAGTGCAGTTTTGGGTGCACAACGTTCAACAGGCCAAGATTTTTCTGGTTTTGGAGCAGGATCAAAGAATTCAGTTTCAACATTGGATAAACCTTCTATGTTGCTTGCACCTGTTCCAGTTATTCGTTCGCCGTTGGGGTATTTTTCCAATAGTACCAATTTTGAATACCTGGAATCTATGGCTTTCCATCCAGTTGAAACTTTGTCCACGCCTGAAACGTTTACCACTGACGTGGATGAGATGGACATTTTGTACTTGTGCAAACAGTTCAATTATAGTAGCACCTTTACATGGAGTACTACTGATGCTGTTAATGCTGTGTTGTGGAATGATGGTATTGGACCATGTAGTACCATCATTGGTTGGACCCCTAATACTTTTGGTCCCCCCTCCTTATTTACAGAAAGAAATCTTATAACTCTGGATTATATCTCTTGTAAATTTTCTTTTTGGAGTGGCACTCTACGATATCGAGTTGAAGTGTGTTGTTCTGCAATACATTCTGGCCGTTTGTTTTTTGGTGCCCATTTTGGTACTAGTGTGGTTCCCTCTAGTCTTACTAATGCAACCTCGCAGTATGGTGTCTATCTAGATCTTAACTCCGGCCAGAAGGTTTTTGATATTGATGTTCCATTTGAAAGCAATGCCTTACGTAGAGTGTGTACTCCAGATGTTACCGTTTTTACTCAGAGCCAATATTTTACTGGGAGGGTCTCCCTTCGTGTGGTTAATCCTTTGTCTGCTACCGCCGATGTCGCTAGTTCTGTAAGTATTAATATTTGGCGTGCGTGTGGAGATGATTATCGTTTGTATGCGTGCGGTTATAATAATCTTGGTATAATACCTTTCAATGACTATGTGGACGTACCTCCTCCTCCATCTTCACGCATTAAGAAGAGTCCTCGACAGGATGACTGGGACGATGAATATGAGGTTGTTCAGATTCAAGGTGAATACCAAGGTGCAACCAGCGTTACTGGCAAGATGAGTGCGTCTGTAGTACCTTCCTCAGCGCCATCTCCAGATATGTATCGTGATTGTGTCATGAATGTAGGTGATGTTATAAAAAGATATTGCCGTGCTTTTGCGTTGGATAGTAGTATACCTGCTGCTGGTGGTCCAGATACTCCCCCACCAGCTTATAATTATAATTGTGCTACTATTGATGTTGGTGCTTTGCTGTTTCGTGTTCCAAAGAGAGAAGATTATGTCGACGTTGGTCCGTCAAAGGTATATCTTCGTAATTGTGGATTGTTTTCTTATTTTGGTGCTGGTTATGCCGCTTATCGTGGTGACATTCGCTTTAAGTTAGTACATAATGGTTTGAGTATAATAACAACACGATTTTTCGTTAGTTTTGAACCACTTATAGCGGAGACTGGCGGAGCTATACCCCCAAGCTTCTATTCTAGTATTCAGGAAGTTCATAAGATGATGACCAACGTACCGGATTGGGCATTTGGAGATGCCACTACCGGAGGTACTTCACTTAAAACAGATTATGTGGGGTTATATTCTAATGCTTCTCCTGCTTTTTCCGTTAGTGACAACCAAGCTCAGTATAATTTAGTTGAAATACCATTTATATCGTCTTATAAATTCCTTATGATACCACAGGCGTTTGATTCTCCAATTGCAGGAACTAACTTTGCAACTCCAGGTGCGATGTATATTGCTGCAACTGAAAATTACACCTTGCGTGCTGGCGTTCCACCAACTACCGCTCCACCTAAATTTTATACAAATGCTATGGTGGCTGCCGGCGATGGTTTTCGTTTTGCCGGCTGGTTGGGGCCTCCAATCGTAACCTATTTTGGTGTATAAATACATCTTGATAGTTTGAATCACATCCCTTGATAGTTTTCCCG